ATCAATGGTGAGAAGTCCCCACTGTTTGAACAGAAAGGCAAGACTGCAGAAGCTGCAATCTATAATGTCTTTCACGCAATGAGTATGCCGCTGCATCATGCGCAGGATAAAGGTTACTTGTTAGATTATAAATTATGGTTAGTTGGAGATGAAGTTGAAGAAATCTAAAATGATATGGGTGACCTTCCAGAAAGAAGGCATCCACAAGTACCCCGATGCACCAGAAGGTGTTGAGTTCCTGAAGTATCCTCATCGGCATATGTTTCACTTTCGTGTAGAGATGGAAGTGTTTCATGATGACCGTGATGTTGAGTTTATCTTATTGAAGCGTGAGTTGGAAGCATTGTATTCCGAAGGCACGCTGCAACTAGACTTTAAGTCTTGTGAGATGATGGCTGATGATTTGTATGAATATCTTGAAGACAAATACGAAGGCCGTGATATTGTTATTGAAGTAAGTGAGGATTTAGAAAATGGAACACGCGCGTATTACCCCAAGTGAGATGGTTGACATTGAGGCTAACAAACCTCAGTTTTGTCATATTGCTCCTACCCCACATTTGGATCTTGTAGATGGTCGATCAGTCCATCTTACACTTGCACATCTGATCGAAACGGATCAGAAGTATGTTGACTTCTACCTTGAACAGAAGGAGAAGTATGGCTGTACTATCATTATGGACAACAGTGCATTTGAGATGTATAAGCAAGGTCGTCCAATGTATGATAGTGAGAAACTGATTACAATGGGCAAGCGTATCGACGCTGACTATATTGTGATGAGTGACTATCCTGGTGAAGAGTCACAGAAGACTATTGATGCAGCGGAACGTATGGGTCCAGAGCTGAAAGAAGAAGGGTTCAAGACCTTCTATGTTCCACAAAGTAAGATTGGAGATATGGATGACTACCTTAAAGGCTTTAAGTATGGATGTTATTCAGATAACGTTGATTACATTGGTGTGTCTATTCTTGGTGTTCCCAATGCGTTTGGTGGGATCGAAAAGGATAACAAACTACAGCGCTTTGCGTCTAGGCAACGGTTATACTACGAACTAGCAACTACACCCTTCCTTGCTACTGCTAGACACTTAGGTAAGAAGTTTCACTTCCTTGGTATGGTTGATGGTCCTAACGAGATTATGTTTATGAACCCATTCCGTAAGTTCATTGATACTTGGGATTCATCTGCTGCTGTATGGGCTGGCTTGAATGGATTTAAGTTTGATACAAGTCCTACAGGTCTAGTAGATGGTAAGTTTGAAAAAGAAGTTGACTTTAACTTCGAAACAAACGACTATGGTCTTATAGAGATGGCTAAGGAAAACATGAAACGCATTGATGCACTAGTATGGGGTTATCTATGGGAAAACTAAGGGATGAATTTGGTATGGAAGTTAACTTAAAACTATTGAAGTTACGCAATGATGAATACAACTACAGCGAGCCTGAGTATCTACAACAGCTTGTTGATTATGTTGATTCTACCTACGGACAGCACTATGTGAATGAAGGTATTCAGGTAGTGGATGTATGGCAGAGTATGGGTAGTCTGAATACGACAGCTCGTGATACTGCTATCAAATATCTTGCACGTTATGGCAAGAAAGATGGAAGAAACCGCAAAGACCTTTTGAAGGCTATGCACTATATTATTTTAATGATGTACGCAGAGGATAGTAATAATGATGATTCATCTAGCGAGCTCCAGTAGCTTGTCCTCCCTCAGTGAGTTTACTGAGAACCAAGTCCAACCGAATGCGATTGACCTACGTGTCGAATCGTTGCAGTTGATTACTGATAACCTATTCACGATTGATGAAGAACAGAAACAGCATCGTGGCTCTACTACTGTTCGTACTGATGAGAATGGCTACTGGATGTTAGAGTCTGGTAAGCGATATGAAGTTATCTTTGAAGGTATTGTAGACATTGGAGAAGGTGAAGCAGGATGGGTGATTACTCGTTCTACCTTGAACCGTAATGGTCTGTTCCTTACTTCTGGATTGTATGACTCAGGATACAAAGGTGTTATGGCTGGCTGCCTTCATGTAACATCTGGCCCAGCTCTCATCAAAAAAGGCACACGCCTTGGTCAGTTTATCTTGTTTGATGCTGAATCGCTATCGTCTTATGATGGTGACTATGGTATAGACAGCGAACACGATAAGAAGTATGATGAGTAAGACAGCTTTAGTAACAGGTATTACAGGACAAGATGGTGCATACCTTGCACAGCTGCTTCTTGATAATGGATACAAAGTGTACGGTGCCC